TAAATGTCCAGAATGTCCAAAGTTAGGAAAGCGGCAAGAAGATAGTCTTTCGGTAGATCCAAACCAAGGATTGTTCAATTGTCACAAATGTGGATGGAATAACGGCCAAATAAACCCACAGAATCGCCAGAACTATATCCCACAGCCGCCTAAGCCAAAAAAACAAAGTGAGTATAAGCCTAGCGAGTTAAGAGCCCTTAAAGAGCCTGAAATAGCTTTCTTCACAAATAGAGGAATTTCAGAAGATACGCTTTTTAAATCTAATGTCAGAGGTTGCACAAGATGGATGCCGCAATATAAGGCCGAAGTAGACACGATAGCTTTTCAATTTATCAAAGGCAATCAGAGAGTAAACACGAAGTATAGAACAGCAAATAAGGATATGGCGCAAGATGCTAACGCTGAGAAGTGCTTCTATAATTTCGAGGCATTAGAGAAGAAGCCTAAGAAGCTATTTATTACAGAGGGAGAGATTGACGCGCTAACTCTGATAGAATGCGGCTTCAAGGATGTTGTCAGTGTTCCAGATGGAGCGCCAAACCCAACGGCCAATAATTTAGATAATAAGTTCTCATACTTCACAGATGAGGCAATGAAGTTATTTGACGAAATAGAGCAAATAGTGCTTGTCACCGATAACGATGAGAATGGCCGCTTCTTAGAGTCTGAGTTAAAAAGGCGCATAGGAATAGATAAATGTTTGTTTGTTCAATATCCAGAAGGTAGCAAGGATATAAATGACGTTCTGGTTAAAGAGGGGCCGGAAGCTGTAGAAGATGTTTTAATCTCTGCGAAACATTACCCAGTTGATGGTTTACATACCTTCAAAGATTACGAAAATGAAATAATTGATATGTATAACGGGGTTGCTCAGGAGTATTGGAAAACTGGCTGGCCTCATATGGATAAACATTTAAAAGTCAAAGGCGGTCAACTTAATGTAGTGACAGGTACACCTGGCAGCGGTAAAAGTGAATGGGTTGACGATTTAATGATTAACACAATTCATAATTATGGCGCTAAGTGGGCGGTATTCTCTCCAGAAAACTATCCGGTTAAAGTGTATTTCAGGAAGTTATCTGAAAAATATGAAGCTAAAAACTTCAATGACTTTAATGAAGCAACGCTTAGTAATTCTATAAATGAGCTTAGTAACTATATAAATCTTATTGTCGATAACGATAAAGATGAAGTTACAATGGATTATCTATTTGAGCGCATTAGGACTCTTGTATTCAGGAAAGGGATTAAGGGCGTTATCATTGATCCTTGGAATGAGATAGAGCACACAATAGGCCCAAGAGAAGATATTTATTTGGCTAAGATGCTTAGGAAGATTAAGCGGTTTATTAGAAAGTATGATTTATCATTCTGGCTTGTAGCGCACCCAAAGAACCCACAGAAGGATAAAGACGGCAATTACTATAAGACAACCGCTTATGATATCGCCGGCGGTTATACATGGAATGCCAAAGCGGATAATATTTTTTCAGTTTGGAGAGATAGGCAAGACAATAAAAAGCCTGTTGAGGTGGATATACTTAAAATCAAATATAAGACCGATGGTGCTTTAGGAACATGTAAGTTTTTCTACCAATATGCTACGGGCAAATATAATTCTAGTGGAAGCTCATTAGATGATCTTACTAAAGTAGAGGATAAAGGAGGAGCAACAGTAAATGGATGGTGATATTTTATACTGCGTTTTATGCACGACTTCACAGAACAACCCGTTTATTGAGGGAGTATTCGAGGAGAAGGCTATAGCAGATTTTCATTGCAAAGTTAATCAAGATAACGGAATATTTTCTGTAGTTGTAGAAAAAGAACTTAATAGACTACCAGCAAAAAGGAGGCAGCAGGGATGACAGAAGAAATGAAAGATTTCTTAGAGTCTGATTATACTTACTGGTCAGATATGCCAAAAGAAGACAGAACAATAGTTTTTAGTTTTGGTGGTGGTGTGGATTCCACTGGCATGCTGTTTGAGTTTGACCGACAAGGATATATGCCAGACCTTTTAATATTCGCTGATACTGGCGGTGAAAGGCCGGATATTTATGCGCATATAGAGAAGCTTAATAAGTGGCTTGATAAGAAATGGAGTAAGCAGATTATTGTCGTTAAAAATAAGGAAACTCTTTACGATGAATGTATAAGGCGAAAAACTTTACCGGCCCTTGCTATGGGGCATCACACTTGCAGCCAAAAACACAAAATAAGACCTATCGCAAAATACTTAAGAGCTAATGGACATCGCAATATAATTAAAATTCTAGGTTTTGATGCTTTGGAATTTGACCGGGCTAGAAGAGGATTAACAAGCGTTGAAAATAACAAGAATACGGAAGAATCTGGAATTGATATGAAAATCTGGTTTCCGCTTATTGAATGGGGGAAGACTAGGGAAGATTTGAAAAAAGAGATTAATGAGGTCGGTTTCTGTGCTTCAAAATCATCATGTTTCTTTTGCCCGGCTATGTCACGTGGCGAAGTTAGGCAGTTAGACCAACACTATCCTGAATTAATGGAGAAAGCTTTAAAAATGGAGAGAGGCGCCAAACTTGATAATACAAGAGGTTTAGGCCGTTCATGGAACTGGGAGCAGGAACTAAATCAAATGGAATTTTGGACAGTTGACGAAATGAAAGATAATCCACAAACATGCGGGTGTTTAAATTGGTGAATTTAGATGATATTGACGAAAGATTATTATTTGATGATGAGTTTATTAATAGTATTTACAGCAAAAAGGAGGCAGGGATGAGTGAGGAATACGGAGAGTATGAGGCTATAAATGGTGCTATAGCGAATGAGTTGATTAAAGAACGCGACAAGTACAAAAAGGCGCTGGAGGAGATAGCGACAGGCAAAATAGACTGGACTATTACAGATAATCTTACAAAGACAAGGGGCGAAATTTTTCAAGATATAGCACAGGAGGCGCTAAACAAATGATGATAGAATGCACACAATGCCAATCAGATATTTTAACTGAGGCTGATCCTTATCTGTACCAAAATACTGCCAATGGTGTAGTTTTTATATGTATGGATTGTGTTAAAGCCAATCTCAATAATAAGTACCGCAAAGCTTTGGAGGAGGTTAAAGAGATTATGCCGTCAGTTTATAGTAGCGATCGAGAAGTACATAAGATAATTGACGAGGCGCTAAAAAATGAGTAACCCAAACTATCACGGGATTGCATTAAATAACGCCAGAGTAATTGAGGATTTTAGTAAGTCATTGCAAAAGCGTAATAAGGAGGTTGAATTCCTTATTGGGATTATTCATAAATTGGAGGTCTATGAGCAAGTTGAGAATGTTTTAAATTCTAATGAAGTTTTGAAGTTTGGAAGAATAGAAGAGAGGTACAAAAAATCGGATTCAGCAACAAAGAAATCTTGAAGCATATGAAGCGGAGAAAGAGTGGTGAAATATGAAGTTGAGATAGATGAAGTTAGAAGTTTTTGGTTTGAAGTAGAAGCTGAAAGTGAAGAGGAGGCCATAGAAAAGGCTCATAAATTACTAAACGGCGATGGAAGAGAGGATGGTTTTATGGATTGCGACACAAAAACAACTGTGCATGATCCAGAGATAAAAAAGGAGAATGAGCGGTGATAAAACGAGTCAATTACTTTGAGTTTAAGCATTATGATATAAGCTCTGAGATTCGAAGGTGCATAGAGGATTGCAAGAGGTTTAATTCTGTAAATGTCATTTGCATGAATGGTGTACATATAGCTGTATCACCTAATGACAATGAACTGGATATATGGAAGACTTATTGGCTTAGGGCGGAATTGGAAGAAGTGAAAAAGGAGAATAGAAAATCGGACACTCAAACAAGCAGATCTTAAAGCATATGAAGCGGAGAAAGCCAACTCCGAGAGAGATTAAGATAAAAATAAAAGAGAAGAAGGATAAGAGGAAATGACAGAATCAAAGGACTTAGAAAATACGGGGATTTGCGCGCCAGGCTGGGAACCGCCGTTTATTACAGAGTGCGCAGGATGCAAAAAAGAGTTGAGGTTGTTGAAAGATTCGCTAGAAGGGATGAAAGCTTATTGCGGTGATTGTTATGCCAAAAATTGAGAAGATATTAGCAATTGACCCGGGTAACATAGAATCAGGTTGGTGCTTGATAAATGATGATTATACCGTAGTTGAGAAGGGAAAGGATGAGAATATTGTTTTAGTTAAGAATATTTATAATCTTTATTACAAATATAATCCAGATCATATAGTTGTTGAAATGGTCGCATCTTATGGCATGGCAGTTGGTCAAACAGTTTTTGATACTTGTGTTTGGATTGGTAGGTATCTTCAACAGGCTGATGAAATGGGGGTGCCTTCATCTAGAATGTACCGGAAAGATATAAAAATGAACATCTGCGGCCAAGTTAGAGCTAAGGACTCTAATATCAGACAGGCTTTAGTAGATCGATTTAGTTATGAGAGGCATAAAGCTAAAGGGGGAAAAGGGGTAAAGGCTGACCCGGGTTTTTTCTATGGGTTTAGTAAAGATATGTGGGCTGCTTATGCGGTTGGTGTGACTTATTTAGATTTAGAAAAGAGGAAGAAGAGTAGATGAGAGATATTCGAGTAAGGATTAAAGCGCCAATTACAGAACATTGTACAAAGTGCGAGTATGAAGCGAGTAGAAGCTTTTATTCACATTTACATAAATGCCCTGAATGCGGTGAGGCTAGTGTAAGATCGGGTCGAAGAATTAAGAGGCATCATGTGAAGGTATCTGCATGTGAGGGGCAGTATAATTTATTATGTAGTGATGATAAACAATGGCGATATTTATTTTCTCACATACCTGAGATTGGTCAAGCTTCTTTTATTGTTGATGATGTATATGATACATCCTGCCCCTATCAACTCATAAGTGACTTAAAGTTCGATATCGACAAATACCTATTAAATTCTAAAAAAGAATTAGTCAATAAGGTCTACGACTTATTTATGGATGAGGATTTCCAAGAAAAGAACGATTCTATTAAATTAGAAAATGACATCTATGACGCGAAAGTAAATCTTTATAAGTTATTGCAATATTAAAAAGGAAGAAGAGTAGATGACCCAAAAATGCACAAACTGCAAAGGCGAAGTTAGGGATAGCATAGAGTTCAAATATGTTGTCGTGTGTAAGAATTGCGGAAAGGAAATGGGAAAGAAGGTGAAGAAGTGAATCAGGCCACTAACTTAATACAATGGAAGAACTTAACAGAAGATCAAAAGGCTAATTTCGATTTTGAGAATTATAAGTATGAGCTTCAAAGCACTATTGATTGGGTAATGAGAACCTCAAAAAGTATTGGCCTGCCTGATGTGGTCTACCGCTTGGTCATTGATCCGGAAAAGTTTTACTTTGTCGATTCTCATAAATACACAATCCCTAAAAATAAAAATATCATTAAAGGTTGCGATTTCGGCGAAGATCATTTTGATGATAGTGATTATTGTATCCTCCGCCCTGCTAAACCTCACGAAATCCCACAGCCAGAAAAGACGCTGGAGCAGAGGATTCAGGAGAAGTGGCCTGATAAGAAGGTTGAGATGTTGGATTTTAATGCAGGTGATTGCTTGGCTTTTGTTAATGGTCGTCACTTAGGGCGATTACATTTTGAAGCCCAATCAATGAAGGGTTTTTATAAGTATGTGTACGACTTCGGTGACGGGGAACTAACCTTATTTCATGAGCCATTGGATGTCTTTGAGGATAAAACTTTCCATCCAGTCGCCGCGCTTTTCGAGGATAGGTGCACAGGAGTAATGAAGTGAAGTTAATAATATTAATAGCCGCAATCTGGTTGGCAATATGCCTGTATTGGATGTGGAAGGAAGTATAAACCCCAAAGAGCTCCTAAGAAGAGGAAAGAGCTAATTGGCTAGGACCGATTTACCAAATCAAGACAAAAAATAACCCCGTTCGGATCTTCCAAGCGGGGCTTTTTTATGCTTTTTAAAGGCTATAGATTAGATATGAACTTAGCTACTTTGTCAAAGTTATCTGGAGTTAATTTTTGGCGCACGGGTTTAGATATTAGGGTAAACGCACAATCTGAGTAATATTCACGGATTTTTTTAGCGCATATTTCCGGTATTTTTGTTGTTCCATCTTCCCAACGTACTACTACCTGATGACCTCTTAACATTTGATCTGCTAAACACTGCTTAGACCAATTAAGACCGGCATGTTTATGCTTTTTTAAGAAGCTTCTTATTTTTTTTAACTCTTCTTTAGTCATAGTTCAACCTCTTACTTTGCTTTTTGCGTTACAGATACGTACATACAATGCAATTAGTTTGGCTTCGTATACTCTAACCTTAGATTGCTTGTTAATCGCGCTTAGAACGCGTGTATTTAAGTTTTTAGATAAGTGCATGTTATTTACCTATAATACATTTGTAGTAGAATTTATTTTTATTGAAAAGATTATTTAAGTACTCAACGCCTATAATACATTTGTAGTAGAATTTATTTTTATTGAAAAGATTATTTAAGTACTCAACGCGCTTTATTGTATCGCTGAAATATCTATACTCTTCAAAAGTACTGCCAGTATTTCGGTTGATTATTTTGTATATGGGAAGTTTCATCTTATTTACTCCTTATTAGTTTTCACCCAAAAAGCCCGCAGCTGTTAACTGCAGGCTGGCGTTTAGTTGGTTATGGTTATGGTTATGGTTATGGTTATGGTTTGGTTATTCTGTTATGATCGCGTCATATAATTCATTGATAGATTCGCTCATTTGCTCACGATAGTAAACATATTGACCCATCTGTATTAGTTTATGAAAATCAGTTACGCCTTCACATAAGCCTTCTTCAATGGCATCTTCAATATAGCTATAGTTATCTACAGACCATTTACGCAGATCATGATAATAGATGTCAATTAAACCATCGACTTTTTCATGTATTGAACCGTCATAGTCTAATATTTCGTTGATATCGCATGCATCTGTAATGTCATTAAAATCTATATCAGCGCCTTTATAGTCGATCACTTCAAGTAAAGCGATCATAGTGTCAGTTTCAGATAATTCTTTACGTACTTTGTTTGTTGCTTCTAGTAAGTTCATTGTCATTTACTCCTTAATTATTTATTAATTGACTTTGTTAAACATTCATTGAATCTTTTCGCGAATTCAGCTTTTTTGACTCTAATTTGTTTTTTGTCACCTTCTTTAATAAAGAAATTCCCGTTATAAGTAGATTTGAAGTCAATCCATTTATTATCGATATAAAACTCGCATTCGATTGTACCGTACATTTTCATTTACTCCGTTTTGATTAAGGCTTGATTGCCTGTGTTGATATAATCTTACAGCGATAATTATATTACGTCAATACCTTTTAATATAAAAAATGAAAGAAAATTATATTATTGCAATATAACTACAGGATAATATATTAATACATACAGATAAATGAGAGGATAAAATGAAAACGATCGAAGAATGGAAAGTAGCAGAATGGAAACAAATTGAAATAGAATTAGATGAGTCTGTTATATTTTATAAGCCAAGGGATAAAAAGAATGGCTTTGATTTTAAAATATTAGAAGCAGTAGGCAAATCGCAATATGTATTAATCTGCCATGGTAACGCCTTTTATGATGGAATACGACACATGTACTTTGGAGAAGACGAAGAGAATCCAAATGGATACTTACATTATCCAATATATTCTATAATAATTGAATATATGAAGCAGTTAGAAAAATTAGAAAAGCAATTCTGTTCTGAAGTATAATACTATCATATGCTATCATTTACCCATTAAATGCAAACTATTTTAAAAAAACGATTTGACACACATGCATGACCTTGTGCTTAATTACTGATACACACCAGACTCATTAGAAATAACTGAGCGAAGAAAAAAGCGCGAGCGAGAAAAAAGCGCGAGCGAAGCGATGCAAGACCTCAACCGCATATCTATCAAGTCAAGCAAACAACTAAGCAATCACAGAACACTTGCCCGCAGACTCACAAGGAATAACTTCGACCTCTCAAGAATATAATCATAAAGACTGGAATAATTATGGCTATTAATACACTCAGAGGAATGAAGAAATTCCAGGCAAGACAAGAACTCGCCGATCAAGGCTATCAAGTCATTGCACATAGACAGAATTATATCAAGACTGATAGAATGCTGCAGATAGCTATTAATAGAATCGCTAAGCTAATTAATGAAGATCCTGAGCTCATATATCATAGGATAAAGGCCGAGCTGCATAGAGTAGAGTCTTACGCGCACGTGAGAGAGGATAAGAGAGAGGGAAAGATAATTGATGATCTTGTGGTCTGTTTAAAGCACATTGACCCCTCTTCACCGCTATACAATGACCTTGATAGTACCTCAGACAACTAATTGCTTTGTATCCACCTTAAAACGCTTCATTTACGAATATCGTATTGCCCAAACCTGATGTCCCCCACACTAAGCAGTAGCTAATGCCTGTATCTATAGCTGAATATCGACATACAATCAGTATTCGTAGCAGTGTAATTGCATGTTGTAGCTGAGCACAAACTGCTATACATTATTGTTATTATGCGACGTTAGCCATAGCCTATATACACCATGGGGGCCAAGCCCATCGGGTTTCCATTTACCCCTAATCCGCCCCTTAGAGAAAATATCCATTTTTTACTTTTGAACTATCCCTTCTAAAAAATATCCATTTTTCCAATTACTCCTACTTGCCAATAGTA